CATTTTTCCAGAAAAACGCAAAAATCAAACCAACCGCCGACCATCTTTCATTTCTAAAAAAATGAAATATATTTTAACCCTTTGATTTCTAAAAAATTGAAATACTTTTTACAAAAAGGAAAAGGAGGCAGACAACAACAACAACCAATCAACAACAACAAAATGTCAGCAAGAATTGTAAAGAAGAGAGTGCTCGTGATGAAATGTCAAGGTTGCGGCGAGAATTGCCGTGTTGATAATATGAATATTAGGGAGAAAATGTGTATTGACTGCGTAGAACAACTGAATTATCTATATCAGTATGATGTTTGCTCGGTTTATCTTTCAAAAGATTTGTATGATGAGTATCTTGCTCATCATACAAGTAAAAGTGTAAATCAAAAAATAAAAAAAACATTTGAAGAAACGGGCGATGATTATTTGAACGTATATGCCTATTATCCTACTTGCGGAGGTATGATGTGGATTGTAGATTGTAATGGTGTCTCATATCTACCTATATATGTTAAAAGTTGGAATGGTAGTTCCCCCTACGCATATGCTATGTGTGGATTAGTAGATGAAGTGTTTGAAGAAAATAATATTGAAGACGGATTGGTAATGAAAAAAACTATTACGGAAATCAAGGGTATGTGCCCTACTTCCTGCGCGGACTTTTTGGAGAAACTACAATAAATCATCAGGTAAGAAAGGTAAGTATCACAAAAACTTGGGCGCGACTTCGCACCATTTTTTACAGTCGGCATCCCAACACCCGCACCGCTGAATATGCCGCAATTTTCTTACGAACCAACAAATTACACAAACATCGTCTGGCCGCTCATCGGCCGCGTTCGCTTTCCTGTATTCTTCTACCAGCATCAATGTAGGCTTTCTTCGCTTCGGCATCTTTACATTGTTTGGACAAATAATGCTCCGCCTCCCAACTCAACACATCGCTCGGGATTAATCGCCGTCTTATCACTGTCTTCTCCCCACGTCCCTGTAATGTCTCTTCTATTATCGTCCCAATCCAATACAATATCTCATCGCTCATATCGCTACAAGTATATAGGTCAAACGCAATGCTGTTGCTCTCGGGAAATGTATGCGCCGAGAAATGGCTCTCACTCAGCATATACAACAGTGTGAAACTACGCGGGTCATCGCCAAACTGCTTCTCGCTTATATTACAAATTGTGAAGTTGAAATCGCAGCAGACTTTGGACATCAGTCTGCGCACCATATCCTTATTGAAATCCACCTTTATCTCCATCAAATCCAGTATCAAATGTCTTCCGCTAAAAGTCCGGTATTTAAACATAATTAAATTGTAGTATAAATTATGTTTATATTTTTCACTTTCCTAAATAATTTATTCTTCCTCAAAATCAAAATGGATGAGGATTTGCCAAGGATTGGAGTACGCTGTCATCAAAAATGGTTGAACATCTGCCGATGCGCTTAATCCGTAGCAATATAGGGAGAGCACCAATTCTTGTGTTCCACTTGGTGCTGAGATTTCTACACCTTTGCCATCTATCGTTCTCCCAGTCAAACGACACCAAGTGGTCGTATTTGATGCTGTTCCATCCGCCGTCCAAGACATAATACTATCGGGCGACACTAATCCCAATATAGCCCCCTGCGTTGTTTGTCCTAAACTCGTTCCCTGTTGGCTCGTAGGGAGATTTGATGAAATATATCCATTTCTGTGATTATAGAACCATCCCTCGTCGTTTGGAGTAGTGGTGCTTTCCAGTTCATTCTGTCTAAAATCTATACGGACGCGACAAGTGGTGTTCACTTGGTTAGTTTTTGCGAACAAATTGTCCCAATTGATGAGCCACGCCATCTGTGTTGTTTGACCAGACACTTTTGCCGTTCCGGCAAGTGAATTAAGATATAGGGTGTAAGTCTTACCGCACATTATATAATATGGTTTTATAAAAAAATCGGTTGGTCTGCTATTGCCTCCAATTGGTGGGCTTTCAACAAATACGAACCGAGATTGAGGGAAACGGGATTGGGATTGGGGAGAGTTTCCGCTTTGGCATTTCCTATGCTGAATATGTCGCCTTCTGTGCGGTAGTGTTTCACATTATTCTTCTTTGCTTTGAGTATGGGAGCATTATAAGTTATTACTTTATCCTTCTCTGTTGTGGGGAGAGCGTTGATGAGCCCTCCGGCGAGGCTATGTCCATAGCCCACAAACTCCACCTTGTCTTCCTTGTATTTCTCTTTCGCTTTCAAATACGCATTTTTGGTTGTCTCGTATCTTTTGGATTGTCGCAATCCTCCCGAACCCAATAATATATCTGTCTGTAAATCCGTATTCTCTAATAGGTGCTTTCCCTGACGGAGTTCCGTTCCTCTTACACCAAATATCACTTTCTTCTCAAAAGGTGAATACGCTACTGTATGCTCGGGTGTAGTAAGGTCTTTATCCAGAATATAACCAAAGCGTTTAAGCACCCTTGCTTTTTTTGCTTCGTTTGGTTGGTATGTGATTTTGAGCGCTTTATACAGCGATAGTTTCTTCGGCGCACGAAGCAATGACCCATTGTCTTCAAGTAGAGATGACATAATATATCATAAAATGATATAAAAAGAAACGGCGTTGATTAATAGCACTAAATGTCCGTGTATTTAATTCGTCCAACTATTTGCTACGAAGCGGGAGATTGGTATATTGGAAGCACAAAAGAAAAATTAATTGATAGAATGTGTAGGCATAGATATTGGTTTCGTGTATGGAAAAATGGTGGTAGAAAAACTTTATCATCTTCGGTTTTATTTGAAAAATATGGAGTTGATAATTGTGAGATTGTTGCGTTAGAAACTAATATTCCAGTTGAGGATTTAATTTGGAGAGAACGGAATTATCTGGAAACTTGTCGGGCAATTAATAGAATAAAACGACCACTATTAACACCGGAAGAGCGTAAATCAAATAAAATGGAATATACGAAAAAAATAAAAGACCACAAAGTTGAATATGATAAAAATCGTAGGGCTATGTTATGCGACCAAATTAAAGCAAAAAAGAAAGCATACTATGAAGCGAATAAGGAACGAATTAATCAAGCACGAAAAGATAAACGAAAAGCACAAAATATCACTATATAATATGGCGGAATTATCAGAAGCGTTTTGGATTGCTTTTATCGCAACGGTTTCAGCAATGTTCGGTTTATCTCTGCGTATGTGTTTGCGTTCCCGTTGCGACCGTGTGGATTGCTTATGTCTAAAAATCCACCGTGATACACAACTGGAACACGATGAAGCCCAAAATAATCCTGATACATCTACACGAGATTTAGAACTTGGGGAGATTTACAACAGAAGTGAAAAAATAACTATATAATATATATCTATGATTATTGTTCCTCATAAAGCACCAAGACTTCCGCGCACTCATATGGCGTGCGATGTCCCCATAGACCAGAAACTATTACAATATGAAGCGACCAAAGATTGTTTCAGCCACGCATTCTTCTGCCCTATCATAGGCCGGTGCGGTCAAGGCAAGACCTCCACAGTCATCTCGCTTTTAAAAGGAGTATTCCGCAAATGTTTTGAAGATGTAATTGTGCTCATTCCAGCAATCTCCCTACATTCCATTGATGAAAAAGATAATATATTCGCGGAGTTGCCACCAGAGAACCTGTATCACGAGTTCAACGAAGAGAATATGAGTGAAATAGAAAAGCGGTGTATAGACAACGGAAGGGAGGGTTATAACACGCTGCTAATTATTGACGATTTCGGTTCTCGTATGAAAGATGCGAAATCTCCCGAATACAAGATTTTAAAACGGATGGTGATAAAAATAAGACATCTAAAAACCTCCATCTTCCTATTAGCACAGAACATCTTCCAATTTGAAAAGGCAATTAGGGAGGTTGCGACTTCCATCCTATTTTTTGACTTGGGTTGCTCACAGAACGAAAAAGTGATGAAGGAGTTTCTACCATACAACGACGCACAGTGTCAGGAAATTATGGGCTCCTTCACCAATCCACACGACCATCTCCTCTTAAATACTTATACACATCGCGTATTCCGGAATATGCGCGACGAGTTGGTATTCCCCAAGTAGGGAAACAATTTAAAGCAAAAACCACTTAAAGATAAAATCTCCCTATATATTATAAAACAAAACCAACAATGAATGATATTAATACTGGCGTTGCTGATGCTATGCGACTATTGGACGAGGAGAGATTGGCTCGTGTTCGTGAAATCAAGAGAAGATGGGCAGCCAAGAAACGAGCGGAAAATCCCGAGGCTGAGAGGGAGCGTATGCGAGAATATATGAGAAAATCGGGTGCTGCCCGAGAATATTATCGCGCCAACAGAGACGTGTGCTTACAGCGGTGTAAGGAAAGATACGCCCGCAAAAAAGCAGCCAAAGAAGCCGCCGAAGAAGCGGAACGATTGGCGACAATGAACTGATTCCAAAAAATTGAAATAATTTAGGAAAATCTATTTAAAGCCATCACAATACTAAACTATAAAATGAACCTACAAGAGCGTGAGGATTTTCAAAGATTTATAAGAGGATTGCGGGAGCATAATTTAACTTATGAAGAACTTGTGAATAACCAATGGAGATACGCTGGTGGAAATGGGGAAACAACATCATACAGCGACGCAAATACCAGACACTATCGTTATTTCAAATTATGCTTTCCTAATATGGAACCATTAGACCCTGTTAATCACTGTGTATGTGGGCATTACATACAAGAAAACTGCTATATAAGTGATTTTGAAGGCAACTTTATCATCATAGGAAATTGCTGTATTAAAAAGTTTGTTCCATTGTCATCGCGGACTTGCGAAGATTGTAAAAGACCGCATAAAAATCGCAAAATCAACAAATGTAATCCGTGTCGCGGAGTTAAAGGTAAAGTATATGACTATCCAAAAGAAGTGAAACAACCACCAAAATGGAACTGGAAGAAATGGGGTTGGACTAATAATTGTGCTGGATTAAGTGGAATAATACAAGTTGGTGATGTGGGTATTCAAATGCCAATTGATGTGTAAGGTAAGCATTTCTATTTTTTCTATTTCCAAAAGAAAAAATGGAAAGATTTAGGAAAATCCATTAAAAAAGAAACATTTAGGCAATTTATTATTTATTATAAAATCTACTTAAAGGAAAAATATCTTATAGTTATATATACCAAATAAGTATAAGATGACTTCCGTGATTGACTTCCTTAACTCCCAAAACATTGCGTGGTTTCCCATCAACCTGACTACAAGCACTGTCGGCGGCAAACCAAAAAAGTTCCTAATGGATATGAGTGAGATAGGCTATAAAACAAAACCGAAGCCAACCGACTTTAAGGAATTACCCGCCGAAATCATCAAGCACCGCCAAGGCTGCGTTAATAGATACCAATACATCGCCATTGATACCAGCAAGTTCGCCCATATTGACATCGATACACCGAATTATCCCAAACTCTACGATGAACTGGCTGAACAGTTCCCATATTTCAAGTCCGCTACTAAATCATACGGCAAACACATCTTTTGCGAAACTACCGCATACACGCAAAAGGACATTCTGTTTGACGGCGAAGATGGTGATGTAGAACTTCTGTTTGGCGGTTGGTCGTATTGCCGCAAAGACGCAATCGTTGAAAACGCCAATGTTCCAATTCCCAAACTGGACTACCAATCCATCTCATTTAATGCCGAATACCAAAACAAGAAGGCGCGCAAGGAAGAATACACGCCTACACCAATGTTGGCTACGCCCGACGATAAATATGTGGATTTGCTCCTGAATCATATGGGCAACCCAATGCGAGGCGATAAATACGTCATAAACCGCGAAGATGCTCTTATCATCGCAACCGCTCTGCGAGACAACGGCTATTCGCGAGATGTGTTCATTCGCTGGGCTGGTATGTCTCCTACAAATCAAGGATGTAATATGGAATGGGCGGAAACGCTTTGGGACGGCATCACCGCCTCTCACCCAGTCGCTATATACGCTATACAGAATATCGCCAAGCAGCATTTCGCCGACGCATACAAGCAATGGGGGGAAAAATACCAAATATTCAAGAAACCAACGCCTCCTGTTGTGGAGAGTAGTAATAACGACGATTTTGATTTTATACAAAATGGTTTTACTACTACCTATGTTGGGAAATATTTTGCGAAAAAACACGGGCATCTATTTGTTATGAACAATGAGACACTATACTGTTGGAATGGTATTTACTGGGAAAAGGACAATAAACGCCACACAGCCATTACCAATTATGTAGATACTGTCTTGGCAGAAGAACTGTTAGAATATGCTGATAAAAAGATGGCTACGATTAAACCCGATAATAACATAACAGACCATATGGAGTTAATGAAAGACTGGCATAGAAGAAAAGACAGTGTAATTGCTTTAAAAAGCGAGATAAAAAAATGCCTACAAAACAGTAGATATAGAAAGGGATACATTGAAGACATTTTACACAAGATTACTCGCGACGACATTGTGTTTGATGCCAATCCATATTTATTCGTGTTCAATAATGCCGTCTTTAACTTGGAAACGGGATGTGTAGAAGAACCAAAACCGGAACACTACAATACAACAACTTGTGGATACGATTATGAAGAACCCGACCAATCCAAGATAAACACGCTTAAATCCATAATTGAGATGGTTCTTCCCGACGAGCGTATTCGTTCCCATTACTTTGAAATGTTGGCGACTGGATTGTGCGGCTTACGATTGGAGAACCTGTTTGTCGCGACTGGTGTTGGAGGCAACGGCAAATCACTCATTACAGAATTAATGGCTTTGGCGGTTGGCGACTACGGATACAAACTACAATCCAACACATTGTGTGAAAAAATGACAAAAGGCGCAACTCCTGAAATCGCCAATCTCAACAACAAACGTTTCGTTTATACACAAGAACCTGATAAAAAATCAAAGATTACTTGTTCCACTATGAAGGAGATTACTGGCGGTGATAATGTCAATGCCCGTCAGTTATACAGTGGTAATACAATTGTAAATCTACTTCTTACACTGCTTATGGAAGCCAACGAGTTGCCACAGTTGGACGAAGTCAATGAAGCCGTTAGTCGCCGTTTGGATGTTATTCCTTTCAACTGTAAGTTCGTGGAACAGTGGGTGTATGATGATGCTACCGATAAAACGGGGTTGATTGTTAGAAATCCATATTTCAAGACCCAAGAGTTCAAACACGGACATAAACTCGCATTCTTCCATATTTTACAGCCATATTTCCAACAGTTCAAACGCAATGGATATAAATTGTCGCAACCACCCAAAGAAGTCGTTCAAGCAAGTCATAAATATATGGCACACAGTGATAATCTGTTTGATTGGTTTAATGACAACTACGAACTCTGTGAGGGTGAAATGGTTAAAACGAGTGATGTGTTTGTTCTGTGGAAACGCTTCTTGGAAGATACAACTCTTATGACCAAAAGACAAAAGGCGGAGTTTTCTACCAAGAAGAAATTGGAGGAGAAACTGGCTGGGAATATTCTGTTGAAGAAGTATATTAAACAGCGTAAAGAGTATTATGGTAAAACACAATTAGCAAGTATGGCGATTTGTGGTTGGAAACGAAGACCTGCTGATGACGAAGAAGACCAAGAAAGTGGAAATGAAGACGAGGAATAAGAAGGTAAGACCATTTATGCTTTTGTAATATAAGTTTTTTACTGAAATACTTATATTATCGTGCGACAAGTGGAACAAGGCAAAAAAAAGGCAAATAAGGCAAAAATTACCAACTTTGAAGATTTTTTTTTTCTATCCATTGTTCCTTGTTGTTTTTTTTTCTTCAAACTTGGTAATTTTTGCCTTATTTGCCTTTTTTGCCTTGTTCCTTTCTCCCCTCCTATTTATACAATATTTGTATTTATTTGTTATTTTTTTGTTTAGATAGAAAAAGGAAATAATAAGTAATAATATATAAATCTGCCGTATGGAGTGTTATACAATAAGAGAGAGGGGTAAAACACGCAAATCCATATAAAAACAAAAAAATCGCATACAAAGTATTATATAAAAGGACTTAAAGGTAAGCGTCCCACCACAAATCCCACAGTTGTAATTTTTGTAATTTTTCTTTAAATCGCTTAATGTAGCCCTTAATCGTTTTCAAAAATCGGGCTTTTTTTAATGTAGTTAGTGTTCGAAACGACATTAACAAACGTCAAAAGCGGGCTTTCCGAAAATAGATATGTATCCATTTAAAACTACATACCTATTAATTTAAATACTTTTTATATAAACACAGCACAGTAGCCCAGCATCTCCGTGTCTTCGTCAGTGGTCTCTCCCTCGTCGGGGTCGGGTTCAAACGCATCATACGGCGTTTCCGGTTCCTCTTCTTCGTCTTCGTCGCAGCGTGTAAACCAACCTAAGTAGGCTTCCCAGTCGTCGCACATATTTAGGACAATTCAGCGATTTGTATTTAAATTAATTTAAAAAATTGATTTATAAAATTAAATATCTATACACATTATATAAAATGTCCGCCGAGCAAATCCAAAAGAGAATATTAGAACTGACGCCTGATGTGAAGCCGTCATCTCTTAAAACTTTCGTTTCCAATCTGTCCAATTTGTATAAAAACAATGATGGTTCGGGAGATTTAGACTGGTTTTTAAACACAAACAACATATTGAATATCATCGCTGACCGCCCGCTGTCTTCGCAGAAGAATATTGTTGCCTCTATCCTGCGCATCTTCCCCGATGCTGTTGAATACCGCGATGTGATGTATCAACTTGGGGAGAAAATCAAAGAGAACCTCGCAACCAATGAAAAAACCGAAAAACAAGAAGCCGGATGGAAATCTCCCGAAGAACTGAAATCTATATATGATAACTTGTTGAAAAAGGCGAAGCCAATCCTGAACTCCAAGACAGCATTGGATGGACGTGTATTGGCGGAGGTGAGCGACTTTATCCTGTTCGCTATATCGTCTGGGCTGTTTATGCCTCCCCGCCGCTCGACCGACATAATGGAACTCAAAATCCGCGACTACGATACAAATACCGACAACTACATCCACCGAGGTTATTTTGTATTTAACAAATACAAAACAGCCGATGTGTATGGAAAAACCAAAATTGCGATACCAAAAGAGTTGAAACCGATACTGACTAAATACATCAAACTAAATCCTCATACGCACTTGTTGGTGAATAACAGCGGGGGCGTTTTAACCCAACCGCGCATCACGCAAAAACTGAATGACATCATCGGGAGCAAAACCTCCACATCAATGTTGCGCCACATTTACCTGAGTTCCGTGTATAAGGATACGCCGGTGTTGGAAGACCTGAACCAAATCGCTAAGGATATGGGACACTCTGTTGCTACTGCTATGGAATACGCTAAAAAGTAAATCACTCATAGATAGGTATCAAATTGTATTTTTTACAGACCCACGCCGTGATATAATCGTCTGTTGTCCAATCCAGATATTCCTGCCCATCTAATAGGGCGATTTCTTGCCTACGGAGTTCATCCCGTTCATCGTAGAAATTAGTCGTGATAATAGCACTCACGCCTAATTCCAAACTGCTGACAGATATTCGTATGTGATTGATGTTGTATGTAATCACCTGCTGATACGGTTGTATCCAAGTTGTCATCTTATTATTTAGGGAGATTTTATGTTGAGAACCAACCAAACAGTCCTGCTCCGGCAGCGGGGTCGGGTAGTGGAAGCAACCTGACTATATAAGTAGTGCTTGTCATCAAGGCTTGTGCCGTCGTTCCGCCAGCCAACGCGGTCGAATACACACGCTGACTGCCGTTCCCAATAAATGAAATACTGACTGCTGTTCCCGTTTGTCTCACTTTGCGGAACATTATCTCCTTTCCTAAATCTGCCGATGTGATGGTTGGTAGAGTGATTGTGTATGCCGTCCCTGTCGATTCAACGGCATAAAACTGATTGTATGGTTTGGTTATCGTGTTTGTTCCTGTAATCGTGGTGCTGTTAGACCTGTGTATAAATTGACTTTCTAATTGAAGATGACAACCTGACAAATCCAGTTTAATAGTCGTCCATCCACCATATCGTAGTCCCGCGTTGTTGGTGATATTAAGTGAACAACTTTGTAAATCCAAACTCCCCCCTCTGAAATCTATCTCAGTTCCTGATGTATCAATTGCGTTCGTAAATCCGTCAATCCAAATATACCTGTCCGTCCCAGCACTGTTGTATAATGTAATCGTTCCGCCATACATAGTCAGTCCAGCATTTGGGTCTAATACAATCGTGTTTGAACCAGAATAACTCAAACTGATTGTTTTTGTGTCTTTCATAGCAATACCTGACGGCGTAATATCCATAATATCCGTCTTTGTTGTTGTGCTTGCCCCATTTGAAAAGCGAAACACAGAACTTTCGTCTGGAACCATAAACTGTATGAGCTTATTAGTGGTGTTTGTCCCGATGGAGTAGTTTTGAAACTCGTTGCTTGCTACGGGTGCTAAAACGATTTTGCGGTTGAAATCGCTTGACGGGAAATAAATCCCGCCTGCTGTTTGGATACTTCCGTTCGCCATACGAATGGCAGTCGCTCCCACGAGTGTGCTGTTTAGAGCGATTGCGCCGTTGGATGTTAATCCGTTTTGAAATAATACCGAACCTGTATTGAATGAGACATCGCCTGTGAAACGCTTTGCCCCCGTAATAATCTGTGCCGTATCTAATGTCAGCGTGTTATTCAGTTGGGTTTGAACGGAAGAGGTAATGCCTGTCAAATAGGAAAGCTCGTCATTCGTGATATAGAAATTGGTGTTTGCTGTGGTTGTCCCTCTGTAAGAATTACCCCCCTGTGCCTGACCCCAAAAATAGCCAGTTGTTCTTACCCCGTTTGCTGACATAGATGAACTCAAAGACCCACCAACATTTTCCACTTTCATCTCCTTCGTTGTGGCTCCAGTTATGACCATAGATTGACTACTTGTCAAAGTCCCAGTCAGCGTTTTCTCCCCACCAATCGTTTGGTTTCCAGTTGTCTTTACAACCACAGTGTCTAATGCTCTCAAATTGAGAGATGCGTCCAGCCACGGAGAGTTTATATTTCCAGAAATATCTGTATCCCCGCGAACCCAAAGAGAACCCGAGATGTCCGCTGTGTATGCGTTAGCTGAACTATCGCAGTTCACTCCCAACCGCGTGGTTGTGATTTGGTTCAAATCCGCTTTTTGTTGAGAATACAGCGATACATTCCCGTAGGTTGCTGGAACTTTGTTGGAATTATATATCCATATATTGAACATCTTGTCGTATTCGGCACTCATCTTCTATTTATATATTCGGGAGATTTTACCACCGATTATTTAAATAACCAGTGAAGTTGCTAAATGGGACATATAGAACGCCGTTGATATATGTCGCTCCATTGAGATTGATTGTAGAATATAGTGCTCCCTCCCCCACTGTGATATTTCCACCATTTATTTCCACATTTCCCGTTTCATATCCTACACTCACGCTTGAACCTGCTACATTCCCGAGACTGACAAAGGAACAGTCTATATTGGTGCTTCCATTCGCGTCGGCAATATTCACCGTGCTTCCGCGCAGATTATTGACTTGTCCGCTATTTGTTGAAATGTTTTTCACTCCGAGCGTTCCTGAGCAGTCTATGTCATTCTCAAAACTACTCGTTCCTGCTGGGTCTAACTGAACACCATAGCCCAATGAACTCGCTGTCTCATAAATTGCTACTTTGTTATAGAACTCAGACCGTAAGAAAGTGGTGGAAGCGGGGAGCATATACTGCGTTTTACTCTGTTCAGTGGTCATACTGGTTTGTAGGCTGCTTATGGCTGCTCCCTGCGCGGCAACCGTCGCATCCGTTGCTGCTATCGCTGCCGCGTTTGTCACACCTGCCGCAACTGCTCCTGCTGCGGCGGTGGCTGCGGCTGCCGCTGTCGCTGCTGCGCCATCTGCTGTTGATTGCGCGGCAGCAGCGGCATTTACACCTTCCGTTCCGCGGTCATAACAGACTTGGTCTCTCGCTTTGATGTAAGCAACCAAATCATAGACGCCGTATGTAATCCCACCTTCTACACCGCAATCCACCAATAGTTTAAGCCCACTATCCAAGCGGACATTTCCCGAAGTGATATACAAACTCCATCCGTCTCCCCGATTTATGACATTTCCATTCACTTTCAAAAAATTAGCATTACTATTTCCAAGTGTGGTATTCCCCGAAACATCCAAATCACCTGTAAGTGCCAAACTGCTGAAACTTAATCCACTGACCGTCCCCGTGATTGATAGATTGCCCACAGTCGTATTACCTGTGAGAGTTGTTAATCCATTTACAGTCAAATGCGATGCTACGGTTGTATCTACTGGACGACCGAGGCGAATACAATTTGCCACATTATACGACGCGTCGGCACCAATAACCGTTAGAAAACTGGCATCCGCGATAGTATTATATCCCAGTGCCGTGGCAAACCGAACATTCGCAACTGTTCCTCTTGTTTTTGACAGCGCACCAAAATACGAACATCCATAATATCGGTTGAATGTGCCTGTATTCGCATCTGCCCCCGAATAATATCCCACACTCGTATTATAACTTTGATTATTTATGTTTCCTCGCACTGTCGTCTGCGAATACGAGCCGATTGCCGTGTTAAAACTTCCACCCACAAAGTCCCCGTGTGTTTGAACGAACGCACCCACAGCGACATTATCTTGTGGTGCGTTGTTGTTGCTTTGGAAGTAGTATGCGCGCCATATTTGAGAGCCAACTGCGACACAGCGGTTGAAGGGTTGCGAACTCGTGGCGTTCAGGGCGATTGATGACCCCACTAAAACACAATTTCCAGAAGTTCCGCCTTTTTTTATACCATATCCAATCACGACATCGTCTTGGTAGGTGAATGCGCAGTCGCTTCCAATAAGAACACTTTGTTTGGAAGTTGCTTTGGCGGTGGAAGAACCATCGCTCATACTGTTCATCCCAATTAGGATGTTAGATTGGTAGTCCTGCCCAAAATACCCGATGTCGCCGATTGCGATATTTTTAGCGGAAATACTTGAACCTGCGTCCTGCGTGAAATTGCTGGATAAACACACATTCAAACTCCCTCGGTTGGATAAAAAACTCGGCAATCCAACCATACTCAGTGTGCCTGAGATTTCGTTTGTTCCAATCATCTTCAAATTATTCAACTGAGACACGCTGGGTGTGATGTATCCTATGGCATTTGTAGTTGGGTCTAATACTGTTAAACCTGTATATTTGGTAATTGTCAGCCCCTGAATGGTTGCGGCAAACAACCTGTTTGCGGTTGCCTGCGTATCGCGGAATGTCCAACGCAGAAATGAGTTGTCGTTTTTTACTTCAAATATGAGAGTGCGCGGTTGGTAATTTCCAGTATCACGCGTTGCGCTGTCGTTATACGAGAGTAGCGTGGTTGTTCCTCCATCTACGCTGACATTTAAAGAGGTAGATGGATAATTTGTTCCCGCGTTCCACCGCGACTGCCAGTTCGCTATATACACACCTTTTGAGAGTGCTGTGCGGTTCTCTATATAGAATGTCGCGTTGTTTTGATTAGTGCCAGAAGAATACGCGTAGAAGATACAATAATACGGCCCGTTTCCAGCACTCGGTGAGCCATAATCGTTAAATCCATTTAATGTGGCATTACACCACCACGATCCCCAATTTGAAATTCCTGAGCCTGCCGCAACTGTTCCACCGAAACGCCACCCTGATACATCTATGACGGCATTTGATACATCAAACATCGTCGTCTTTGTATTTGTTGCGGGGGTTGCCCCGCTCCCATCTGTCCAATTTCGGTTCAGCACCGTCAGCGCAGTTGATTGCTTTGTATATGAGAATGTTGTTCCACTAAACAGCGCATTCCCCGTTGCTGTTAGCGTCCCCGATACATCCAAGTTTCCACGAACTAATGCGCGGTTGCCTGATAAATCAGTATTGCCGACTACTTGGAAACTCGCATCGCATAGCAGATTTTTCGTTCCGCTATTGTATGTAAGCGGAAGCAACCCCGCGCCACCAGCAACTAAAAACGAGACTTGTGATACGGTTAAAATTACACTTGGAATGGCGGGTTTCGTGGGTGTTGTTCCTGCGCCATAAGCCAACAATTGTAAGTGAATATCGGGAGAACTCCATACTAATTGGAAGTAATCACCCGCGTTCATTTTCAACTGCCAGTTCGCGGTGGCGAGAATCGGCTCGGCTTTGATGGTCTCTTTGAACGCAGTATCGGCGACATCTACACCGTTCTGCCGTATCCAAAAATATACATCTTCCGTAGTGCTACCCTGCGACTTGTTTATTTGAATAGTGGCGATAAACATATAAATACCCGCGTGCCCCGCTACTACCCGATTGCTGTTGCTGATTGTAAAACCGTAGTTGTTCGCATCCGCCGAAGGAAACGCAACTGTATTTACCGCGTTGGCGGAAGAGTTGGTTATGGTATTGCCGTTCCAGAAATTACCCCAGTAGCCTTGATTGCTTGATAAGTCGGGGTCTAAATTGTCTATTTGTGCCTGTATATTGCTACGCGCACCATTGAGATACGACAACTCGTTCCAATCTATATTCGCCGCGTTGTTGTTGGCTTCAAAGTGGAGACCTGTTGTGGGATTAATACGGAATATACTTTCTTTGGTAGTCTCCCCAGTTCCAACTGTAAAATCAAAATTAGAAGACAGTGTGGTGGTGTTAAAAATCATATCATCGTTGGATTTGTCAGTAGTAATCAACGGCACATTATATCCTGTATAGGTGTCGCTTGCTTCTTTCAAATAAATATTATTATAGACTTCTATGTCGTTGAATTGTCCTGTTTCTATGGTTTCGTCCCCTGATAGGTTGGCGAAATCACTGGTGCCTGCTCCGAATATAGACATATTATAATATATGTTTATATTTTCACATTAGTCTAAACTCTCCCCCTTTTCTATTTTGCGAACCAAGTTCATCACGCTCCCAGGCTTTATACCATACAATCGTTGAATATCAGCCCCACTTATAACTATACCACTTCTACGCTGTGCGTCATAAATGGCTCGGGCTAATTGCTTTTTATCGTCTCGTTGGATTTTTCCCAATCGCGGTTCTATGCGTTCGGGTAATCCCGCTTGTAATGCTTTTGCCTTGCTTTTTTCCAACAGAGAAGTCTCCTCCTCTTTTGTGCGTGGTCTGCGTTTCTCCCTAACTGGCACATCTACTTCCGTCTCTACTTCCGTATCCAATTCACTATCTACAATAGGCGCTCTCACAAACATATCGGTTAGAGATGGCGCGCGTTCGGGCTCTGTAAATAATGGAACGGGCGGGCGTTCTCGCATAACCGGTTTTGCCTCCGGTAGTTTCTCCACCACTTTGAGTTTAGGCTTTTGTTTCGTTTGAACTGGCTGTTTGGGACTGATGTCTTCTATGAAAGGAACGCTTTGGAATGGGGCAACATACTCTCCCTCGTCTATTTCGTCTATGCGCGGCGCCGGTTTTTCGTATTCGGCAGCATTGAAAGGGTCAAATGCTCCTGCCTTCGCTAACTCCCCCTTTTGTTCCGCGCCCTGCTGCTTAGCGACATACTGAACTATTTGCTGCTCGGTCTGTCTCTCTATGTCCTTTAAGAGATTTGCTCTTTCTTGTTTCACCTGCTTGACATCTTCTAAAAGTCCCGCTACTTGGGGAGATTGGCGACGAAACTGCTCGGGGAGTGTCGCGTCCATCACGGGCGCGGGCTGTGGAGGAGGATAATATGGGCGATACAAAGTTTCCGTGCGCCCAACCTGTGCTATGTCGCCTCCGCCTCGTTTTACTTGTTTAACCATTACACGCCTGTTGCGTCGCGGTTTGCCGTCGGCGCTGACTTTAACACGCACTACGACTTCTTTTGGTTTTGCTGTCTTCTTGCGAGCCATATAGAATTATCGTAGAAAATTAAACAAACTTACACAATATTTCGGGACGGGGAGGCGCCTTGGGTTGTGCTGGAACTTTCGCCTTTGGCTTTTGGACGCGATTGACGATGACAATTTCCTCGTCGCTTTCGTCTTCTGCACCGCTCTCGGGTTCATTGACGATTTTGATAATCTTCTTCTTCTTGGGTTTGGCTTCCGTGTTAGTCGCCTTTTCCGGTTTTGCGGGGGCGGCTGGTTCTAAATCTTTCCCCAATATCTTGCTCTTCTCCACCTTCACCTTCTCCAATACCTGCGTAGCCTTCTTTTCTTGATTAGCCAATTTAGTAATGGTTTTTTCCGTCTTGGCTTCCTTGTTCTTTTCCAGTCTTGCCTGATTGACCGCTTTCATATGTTCGCTGCGTTTTTTCCGCAACTCCTCACTGATGGCGCGTGTCTTCTTGGGCTTCAAAAAAGTTTCATTCTCGGGTTCTATTTCTTCATTTTGGGGAGATTTTTCTTCAACTTCGTTTTTTTCAGCGTCCATTATTATATACATTAAGAATATAATCCTATGTCAAAACTCACACAATTTGAAAAAAACAAGATACGCAAAAATCTGGATGCCGTGTTTGGAAAGTCCAATGACCCCGATAGAGAAGCGATGAAAGAGAAGATATTTAGGGGATTGATTGGAGACTATACCGACGAAGAATTAAAACAAATTGAAGAGGAACAGCGCGAATACCGGCGACTATTAGAAGAAGAGACTATTGCTGGATATGCGCCCGCAGAGGAGAGCGTGGTGATATACGGCAAACAAATGTCAGCAGAGTGTATAGAAAATGACGAGTAGATTACCAATCACAGACCCAAACTATATGCCGCTCATACGCGATACAAAAGTGCTAAATCTGTCGTCGCAATCATCGTCGGGTGTATTGCTAAACGGCGATAAGAAGAGTAAGGTGTTTTTTGAATTGAAGAACTATATGGATTTTGAGAATGACCCGTCGGTGGAGTATGTATCCGTCGCAGTCCCGTATGTCGTGTTGGTTAATTCGTGTTATATCATCAACGATACGAATAACCGATTGGATGTCCAACTGACCGACATAAATAACCCGAACGATATTATCTATCAGTCATATACTTTCCCCGTCGGGAACTACAATGCCAGCACATTGGCGGCGGCATCAAATACCGTATCGGGGACTAATCTCCAAATCCGCGTAGATGCTTTAACGCAAAAGCATACCGTTCAGTTTAACTACCACCACGGTGTGATATTGGCGAGTTCCACCATAGACTATATCTTGGGTTTTAGCGGAAATGTAGATTGTCCGTATTTAGTGGAAACGAAACTGCCGCGGTGTTTCAACTATCTGCCTGTGCCCCGCTTCAACATTTTAGGCGACTTCTTGAATAATGGCGTGTTATTGACGAACTCCTCCCGAGACTTCGGCAACGGGACTGTTTTAGCAAGTGTGCCGAACAACAGCAAGAACAACAATATGATAGTGTATGAGAGCGACGCAAACGAGTTCATACTGAAAAATCCGTCGTTGAATAATCTCACAATCACAATCACTGATGACCGAAATAATGAAATAGACTTCAACGGTATTTCGTGGTATATGAGTTTGCGTATCTCGGTATTTAGGAGACGCATTCCCAAACTACGGGACTTTTTGGAAATTGTGGATTATGCGAGTTCATTAAACAACATTCCAACAGAAGGCGAACTATTGGAATATGCGACCTAATTTTTTTATCTCATCAAAAATTATATATACAATGTCCGTTGTAAGAGGCCTACCCGAAGAATTGAAGATGAACGCAGTTTCATCGCCACCATCTGTGGAAAGTTATTCAGTCAAAGTTGTCCCCCAGAACATCACTAAAATTACTTCCAACACTATGACTATCGCGGGAAGTGATGCGTCATTTAATGTTAAGGAAATCAGTGTTCCCTCCACACAGGTGATTTTTGACATTCCTACCACCTCCTCCCGAAACACTTGGATTGATACTGCCAAATCCACTCTCTCATTCCGTGTTAAGTATGTGAATACCGCCGGCGCAACTCCTTGGGGCGCAAACGAATTACAGGCTCGTCTTCGCTCCAATGCCTACTCCTTTTTCAACCGTATCTTCATCCAGAACAACTTGGGTGAAACGATTGATGATGTTCCTCTTACCCAACTCGCCCACCACCACCACCTTTCGTTCAACCAAGATGCGGCTGAAACGGATAGTGTTGCCCTCGCATACGGTTCTGCCTATGAAGATGCTTCCAGCAACTCCGTTAATAGCAACACTGGACACTTCATTGACGCATATCAAAACGGCGCCAGCAAAACTTCATATTACAGTTATTCGTTCCCTCTTCCCAGCAGTCTGCTTGGAAAGTATGCCAAGGGAATGTGTCCCATTGGCAAGGTCTCCAAACTCACTCTTACACTCCAAGTGGATACGACCGCCCCCATCACTGTTCGTATTGCTACTATGGCTGCTGTTGCTTCGTCTTCCACTCTCTCCTTTGAGATTGACAATATTAGTTTGGACATGCAGTATGTGGATTTAGGCGAGGAGGGCGCAAGACTTCTCGGCGGAGGCGATATGGCTTTGGTTCACGGCATCACCCACCGCATTTCGCAATCCACCGTATCTGCTGGCGCTAAGGGCGGGTTGTCTGTTCTTATGGGTATTCGCGGAAGCAGTGTCCGCTCTCTGGCAGTTCGCTGCCAAGATGGTGCTTCCACTGGTGTAAATGCTCCTTCATGCAATGGTCTGTTAGACAGCAAGCTCATCCACGCTAATTCCGCCCTCTTCTACCTCGGCTCCAAAGACCGAGTGCCTCAAAACGGTATCAACTTCGTGTCTGCTCCTGCCCAAGGCTTCATCCGCGCTATACACGCCGCAGAGGCATTCAACGACAAGGAGATGAAATACTCCTCCACCCCACAAGAATACCTCAAATACTGTGCTACAAGCGACACTGTTTCCTCCACAACCGAATACGACCAGCGTATCATCACCGCTGGTTCAAACACTCTCCCCGCTTGGTTGGCAAACTGGACTTTTGCTATGGGTTTACAAAAATTTTCCAAATCACGCCTGCTTGACGGTTATGATATGAGTAGAAACGGCAACCACTTCTTTGAGGCCAACTTGGTGTCAGCCAACACCAACTCCCTCCAACTCTTCTTCATCGCTGAATTGGACATCATCTATGTGTTTGAGAACGGAACTGTTTCTGTTAGAGTTTAAAAAGTATTTAACTTTTTGCCGAATATTTAGGAGAATATTTTAACCCCATCAGTATATATAATGAGATTTTACATATATTGTATTCAACACAAGGACGACCCCAAGTATGGGCGATATGTTGGTTCAACTCGCGATATGAAAAACCGTATGGCTTTACATCGCAACTATGCGTGTAAGCATCACGGCATTTTGTATCAAATGATACGGAACTCGGGCGGGTGGGATAACTGGACGGTGAAATGTTTAGAAGAGATAGAAACGGAAGATAAAACGCTGCGGTATGCCCGCGAGCAATTTTGGATAGACAATACGCCCGATAAACTGAACCAAAAGAATGCGGTTGCGAATAAACCGGCTGAACGAAAGCGATACTACGACAAGAACCGCGAGGAGATTTTGGCGATGAAAAAACAATATTATGAACTCCACAAGGAGGAGAAGAAGGCATACCAACGGGAACGCACAAAGGTTCTTCGCGCGCAACTTCGGGAGAACCTCGCAAAAGTGAATATGAAGCCACCGCGGCGTTCCAAGAACGATGTGGAAGCCATCAAAGCGGAAGTGCGTGAGAAAATATATGACAATAATGTAAAAGAGTATTACAAAGAAGATGATAGTGAAATTGGAGAAATCTCCCCTACCGAACAAGAGGTTTAGAGTTGTGATGGATAGTGGCAAACACTATGACTTCGGTTATCCGGAAGCGAATACTTATTTGGATGGAGCGAGCGACGCGGTTCGCGCGGCATATAGGGCGAGACACTATGCGAACAAGATAGAGAAGCAGTTGATAGACAACCTCGTTCCTTCTCCCTCCCTGTTTAGTTTTTTCTTGACTTGGGGAGAAAGTAGAGACATAGAAAAAAATATAAAATCGTTGAATGCGATGTGGAAGAAAAAACACAGCAAATAATATAATGCCCACGCCCGCGGATAAAAGTCTGTATGAGAAAGCAAAGGAAATCGCCGACAAAACATACACAAAGCCATCGGCATACAAATCTGGGTTCATCGTCCAACAATACAAACGAATGGGCGGAACTTATGTAGATGACAACAAAGAGAAGCCACTCGCGCGATGGTTCGCCGAGAGTTGGGAAAGCGTAGCGGGAAAGAAAGACTATCCGGTGTATCGCCCAACGAAACGCGTTTCAAAGAAAACGCCACTGACTGTTGGGGAGATAAATCCCGAAAACTTACGGAAACAAATCGCGCTGAAACAAAAAATAAAAGGAGAGCAAAATCTCCCTCCATTTATGAAATGAAACTTACCTTTGATACTTACCTTTTTTGTATATATCAAATTATAGAAGACCTAATGTTAAATCATATTTTTTTGAAATAAAAGGGTTAAAATATATTTCATTTTTTTAGAAATGAAAGATGGTCGGCGGTTGGTTTGATTTTTGCGTTTTTCTGGAAAAATGGTGTGTGTCCAACGCGTGGGACGGCGGGGAGCGAAGCGACCCGCACTGACCGATTACTACCAATAAAATCATTCACGGAATGACAGCATATACGCAGCGGATAAAAGCATTTAATTTATTGTTTATAAATTACCGAGCGGAGACAAATGTCAGCCACAGCATAACACCATAAACTGAAAATTAAATTACGAATTACACAGCATAAATGGAGCGGATACACATCAG